ATATGATGGAGTTCGAGGGCAAGGACGCTATCGTGGAGAAGGTACAGCAGGGGCAGACTCTGCTCAAAATCTGCGAGCAGATGGCGATGCAGATGGACCAGATGGCGGCTATCATCCAGACCATCACGGGCAAGAATATGGGCATCGGAGGCGCTCCTGCGGCAGAGCAGGCATCCCAGCCCTCCCCTACTCCAAAAGGCGGCGGAGGGACGCTTGCAAGCGCCGCACAGGATGCTCAGAAGCAGAACATGACCGCCTACGGCGCAAGACTGGCTGGCAGAGCCAAGCCCAGCATGAACATCAGCCCCAACAGCGCCAACCCTGCAAAGGGCTGAGCCTATGGTACACATCGAGGTCTGCGCGGAGGGTGAACGATGCACCCTCCGCATGAGCGGACACGCGGACTATAACCCAGGCAACGACATCGTGTGCGCCGGATGCTCCGCCGTGGTCTACGCTCTGGCTGGCTATGTGACCAACGCCATACGGGAGCGCTACGTGGAGGTCTATGACTGGAGGCTGGAGAGCGGTGACGCTCTGCTGGACTTCAATGGAGACAGCGGAACGAGAGCCGCCTTCGAGATGGCGGTCATCGGGCTGGCGCAAATCGCCCAGCAGTACCCTGGGCACGTATCCATCACCGAGAAAACGGCGGTGTAAAAAATCTTTTCCCCTCTTGACGCAATTTCTGAGGAATTGTGCTACGCTCATTCTGTCGGGCGTGCACACCCGACTGCTCACACGGGGAAAGCACCCGCGGATAGGAGGAATAATCCATGAAGCACTACTCTTTGCTCGACATCACCCTCTCCCTTTTTGACGGAGGCGCTGCCGCTGGCGGCGACGGAGGCGGAGCGGCGGCTCCCACCGGCCAGGGGACTGAGAGCGCAAAGGCTGGGACCCAGCAGAACCCCGGAAGCAGCCGCCGGGGAAAAACGGGCGAGCTCAACAACGTGGCATACGGCAAGCAGGAAGGCGCGGCGGCGCAGTCCGGCGAAACCAAACCCACCGAGCAGAACGGCTCCGACGCCGGGAGCGAAACCAAAGAGCTCACTTTGGAAGAAAAACGCGCAAAGTTCCGCGAGCTGGTAGATACCGAGTACAAAGACGTGTACGCCCAGGAGTTTCAGTCCGCCTTCGACCGGCGCTTCAAAAACGCCAGAGAGACGGAAGAGAGATTGACTGCCCAGCAGCCCATCATCGACTCTCTGATGGCTAAGTATAAAATCACGGACGGCGACATCAGCAAGCTGGCACAGGCGGTCGATAAAGACGATGCAATCTGGAGCGAGGCGGCTGAGGAGGCCGGCATGAGCGTGGAGCAGTACAAGACTATCCAGCGGCTCCAGAGGGAAAACGAGGCGTTCCGACGCGCTGAGCGTCAGACCCAGAGCCAGAGAGCGGCTCAGCAACAGCTCCAGAAATGGTACGCTGAGGCGGAGGGCTTGAAGGCTGAGTATCCCGACTTCGACTTCCAGACCGAGGCGAAAGACCCTCAGTTCCTGTCCATGCTGAAAGCTGGCGTTCCCGTGAAGCACGCCTATGAGGTGCGGCATATCGACGCTATCAAGAACGGCGTCGCCAAGACCACCGCTCAGAAGACTGAGAAGAAGGTGGTGGAGGGCATCCGCGCTAAGGGCTCCAGACCCACGGAAAACGGAGTATCTTCCCAGAGTGGCATCACCATCAAGTCTGACGTTTCCCAGCTCACCAGAAAGGACAGAGCAGAAATCGCCAGACGTGTAGCACGGGGAGAGAGAATTGAGTTCTGAGCTCCCCACACCACTATGTGAAGGGAGATTTTATAACATGAAAAACGCTACCAACATCATCGAGAAGCTGATGCTTCTGCCTATGAGCCTGCGTCTGTTCGATGGCAACACCAATGTCACCACCGACACTGGTCTGTCCGACGAGATGAAGACCTACTACTCCGACTACCTCATCGACCTGGCGGAGCCGGAGCTGGTGCATGACCAGTTTGCTCAGAAGCACCCCATCCCCAAGAACGGCGGCAAGACCATCGAGTTCCGCAAGTACAGCCCCCTGCCCAAGCTGCTGACTCCTCTGACTGAGGGCGTTACCCCCGACGGCCAGAAGCTCACCATGAGCGTCATCACCGCGCAGGTCGCCCAGTACGGCGGCTTCGTGGAGCTGAGCGACATCCTTCTGCTCACCGCCATCGACAACAACCTGGTGCAGGCCACCAAGCTCCTGGGCTCCCAGGCAGGCCGCACCCTGGACACCATCACCCGTGAGGTGCTGTCCGGCGGCACCAACGTGCAGTACGCCGAAGGCCAGGTCGCAAGCCGCGCCGCTCTGTACTACACCGATGAGTCCGACAACTGCAACCTCACTGTTGACGGCGTTCGCCGCGCTGTCCGTTACCTCAAGGTAATGAACGCTAAGCGCATCAACGGCTACTTCGCCGGTATCATCCACCCCGACTGCTCCTATGACCTTATGAGCGACCCCAAGTGGGTGAACGTCAAGACCTACTCCGACCCCGAGGACATCTACGAGGGCGAAATCGGCCGTATCGAGGGCGTGCGCTTCGTGGAGACCAGCGAGGCTAAGGTCTTTGAAGGCGAAGGTGCCTCCGGCCGTGACGTTTACTCCACCCTCATCATCGGCGACAATGCCTACGGCACTACCGAAATCGAGGGCGGCGGTCTCCAGCACATCGTCAAGCAGCTCGGCTCCGCCGGTACTGCTGACCCTCTGAACCAGCGCGCTACCGCTGGCTGGAAGGCTACCAAGGTCGCCAAGCGTCTGGTCGAGGAGTACATGGTCCGCATCGAGACCACCTCCACCTTCACCGGCGCTACCGCCTAATCAATCAGCTACGGGTCGCCTGCTCGCAAGTGGGTGGGCGACCCACACTTAATCTACAAGGAGGGATAGCGTAATGGCTACCAACAAGAACACTAACGAAGCCACCCAGACCACTGCCCAGGAACCTGCGACCCAGACTCCTGCCATCGACCTGGAGGCATTGAAGGCTATGCTCCGCGAAGACCTCAAGGCTGAGCTCAAGGCCGAGGTCGCCGCAGAGCTGAAAGCAGAGGCGGAGGCAGAAGCCGCCGCTGCCGAGACTGCAAAGAAGCACGTGCCCGACCCCTCTCTGGAGGAGTATGTGCAGGTACAGCTCTTTAAGGACGGCAAGGACTACAAGGATGACGTTTTCGTCTCCGTCAACGGTGAAAACTGCGTCATCAAGCGCGGCCATCCCGTGAAAATCAAGCGTAAGTTCGCCCTGGTGCTGGAGCAGAGCCAGGCCCAGGACGTAAAAGCGGCTGAGTACGCCGAGAGTATGCAGAGAGAGTACGACGAGCAGGTCAAGTACTTCAATCTGTAACCCAGAAAAACGGAATACTTACCGCGGAACCACTGGCATTTGTCACGACACGGCGTGGCAGGGAGAAGCCCTCCTCCTATGAGGACATTCCCCTGCTACGCCTTTTTTCAAGCAAAATTCCATGAAGGGAGGGAACATGATGCCGAGAACAGTGAATATCGCGGTGAACGGCTTTTTTGTTCGCAAGGACAGTAAAAACGCAGGCGTGCAGGGCGAAGCCAATGTCACGAGCCTGCATATCACCTTCGACGAGAGCTGGGAGGGCTACTCCAAGCGCATCGTCTGGAGAGACGCAAACGGCGAAAACCCCGTCTCCATCCTGCTGTACCACGACGTGAACGACGGACTCAACGGAGTCAACCCTCTGGAGTTCGACACCCTCATCCCGGCGGAGCCGCTGGCGGTCGTCGGCTGGTGCAGTTTTACCATCGAGGGCTATGCCTCTGCCACCCCCGGCTCCATAGCCTACACAGTGACGGACAATCTGTATGTGGAGGCAAACGACAGCTACTACACCCCGGCTGAGCCTACCGCTGCGCAGGCGCTCCAGCTCCAGCAGGAGATTGACGAGGTAGTGCCCCAGGTGACGGCGGCGGTGGCTACGGCTATCGACGCGCTGAACCAGGCGGAGGAAGCGGTCAAGGTCTGG